GAATGTAGCCACCGTTGATGTCCGGCTCAAAGTTTACAAGTTCTATTGCCTCTCCTGGTTGCATCGCAAAAGTTGATTTGTTTAAAACTAACCCTCCCTGTAGTGGAAAAACTGCAGGGGACGTTTGCGATAGATCAGGCATTAGTTCAACGCTCCTGAGCTAAAGTATCCTGTGGGTTGTTGTATCATTGTGGAACGCACATACTCATACTTGTTAATTAGTAAACTCTGCATATTCTTTATGCCTTGCTCAAAGCGACTAAAGTTTAATTGATACTGTGTTGTTTCTCCTCTGTACTGATAAACAAAAGCTGTAGCTCCATCTATAATTACAGGGTCAAATCGTGCAGGTATTGTTGTTGTGTCTGTTAGTGCCGAAAGATCTGTTGGAAAAGCAAAGTAATCGTACTTTAGTGTATAGGCTCTGTTAGGAAATGGGAACAGTAGGAAGTTATTGTCTAATGTCCTGACTATGTATCTAGGCACTGCACCATTGTCAAACTGTGCTACAGATGTTCCGTTGTCATGTGTTGCAGCGGTTGTTCCGTTAGCACCTCGTGTACATCCTGTGAGTGTGTTGGTGCTAATACCTGTGTATGTTATCTCTTCGTTTTCTATAAATATTTTTCCAGTGCTGTCAAAGCCTGTGGAACTTGTAAGATCTATTTCTGTTTCACTAGCGTCTAGTGCCTCTGCTAGTGTTGTTGTAACTATCTCATCTTCTTGTGTTATATGTTCGTTGCTTATATATTCGTTGTACTGTAGTATTCTAAGATTAGCTCCTGACGCTCCTATTGTAGTATCTTTTACTATTCTAGCTGTATTATAGTCTACGTGCTTTGCATCAGTGGGTATACTGTATCTTACTATGCCTGGTGAAAGTGTTTGTGATTTAGTGGTGTGATTGAAGGGATACTGAAACTCTCTTTGATTTATATATCGTATAGCCTCATTCACAGCATTTTGTGCTTGTATCTGTATACCTCTCGCATTGGAGAAGTTAGAAGAGGTGAGTTGCACTTCATTTAATCTCGCTAATACACTATTTGTTAATGATAAAAAAGTTGCCATTCACCTTGTCCTGATAGTGTAAGGGGCAAGTTGCCCTGCCCCAAACATTTTAAAAAGTTAAGCTAGTAGATCTCTGTCTACTTCGTCAGCACCATCAGCAGCAAAATGCACTGTATTTTCGTTGCCCATTGGAGACATGTCCATAAGCACTGCAAAGATACGGATTTTACCTTCTGTTGGAGCAGTCGATGTAGCCTGTAGTTCAAGATCAAGCGTGTCAGCAGTTGCACCTACAAAGAAAGGAACTCCTGCTTCTGTTGCAGGTGTAAGATAACCTATACCTGATGACAGAATAGCAGAGTCATCATCAATGTCTGCTCCTGCTATGTACTGATCAACATCTGTTATACCTAAGTTAACAGTGTTGCCATCAGCACCTGATTGAACTGATGCGATCATTTCAGCCCCTGCGAATAGCACACAAGTATCAGTAGGGATAGTTATCGCTTGTACGATGTCCCCTGCAGATAGTCCACTGATAGCAGAGTTTGAAAAGTCTAGGGTAGTTTGAACCATGTAGGGTTTCCTACTTGGGTTTCCAACACCTCTAGCACTAACAACTAATGAAGAAACTGTAGCCATTGTAAAATCCCCCCTTAAGCTGCGTTATATTTGGCAGTCACGATTGCCTCAGGTCTGAGGATCTTTCTACCATATAAGTGCATACCACGCACGATGTCAGCAAAGCTGTCAGGGTCACGGTATGTTTCAGTTTTGCTGAGTTGTTCAGCAGTCGCAACAGCAGAACCATGACCTGCAACAATAACACCAAAGTTGGCGTTTTGGTTTGCAGTGCCTGATGTTCCTGCACCTGTTCCAACAGCAGGTAGGTTGCTAGACACGTATAGTCTAAAACCTCCAAGGCTAGTTAGAGCAAGCCCATTTTTTAGTTCGGCTGCGTTAAAGTCAGCGTTTACCAACTTGGAGTTTTCGTCACCTAGTAACTCCATGAAGATTGGGTCAACAACCAACCATCTGTCCTGTGTATCAACTTGCTGTTGATTCAACAGTCTAGCCATTCGGTTAATAATAACCATTGGAGTAACAGCAGCTGTAGAAACAGATGTTGCACCCGGAGCTAGGTTTTGGACAGGGATTGAGTGATCCCCTGCTGATGAGGTGGTGATACTGGCAAAGGAATCCTTCCTTAGCTTCATTGAAGTAAGAAGTTCATCTGTACCTGCAGTAGAAACTGCAACACTACCGTTAACAGAAGTATTAACACCGTCAGCTACAGCGTGTAAAGTTGACTGTGCATAACCTGCCATGTATCCAAGAACTTCTTGGTCATACTGGTCAGCTAGTCTATATGCAGCTCTGTCAGTTGCGAGTTGCATAAAGTTTACATGACTGTGTGCTTCCTCAATGTCATCCATTTTGAAAGCGTAGTAGTTAGACTTGTCCACAGTAAGGGTAAAGTCCTCGTCATCAAGATCCTGCGCTGTAACTTGTGTGCCACGAGCGTAAGCCTTGACTGAGATTTCAGGTTCTTTGATAATCCTGACTGTATCGCCCTGATTAGCAATCTCCCCAAAGTAGTCGGAATTGGTGATATCACCAACAACAGTTGACTTGCGGAATGCAAGCTGTACCTGTTTAGAATATATTACAGGACTAAAATTACCATTGGGTAAATTTTGATAGCCTGTAGCACTTGAAAAAGCCATGATAAATCCTCCTCTTGGCTAGGTTAAGAACTAAACATTTTGCTATCAGAGGCTACGCTTTTTTAGAGTTGCATCGCTATTTGATTACATGATTTCAAATGAGATGGGTCTATACTTATCGTAGGTAGTCAGACAATATATGTTTGTACGTGTTAGTTATATGTAGAAAAAATGCCTTGTCAACACTTTTTTTACCTTGCAGCACCAGATAAATCATATACAAATTTACCTGTACGCATTGCTTCTATTATAGACTCTTGATTTTTAGCATACTCTTTGTCAGACATTCTCTCTATCTGTGACTCTTTCCAATAATTTTTAGACTCATCAGATGTAGGTGTAGTCTTAGACTTAGTGCCTATTGCAGAAGCAGCAGACTTGCTATCACTTTTTTTGCTTTTTATACCTGCATCTATTTTATACAGGTCAATAACTCTAGCAACAGATTTAGCATCGTCTACATTCTCGTATAAGGCATCCTGAACCCACTTAGGTTGTTCGTCTGCCCAATCGTGAAACTTATCGTCCTCACGAATTTCTATGAAGTCAGGATGTAGTTTTATTAACTCAGCTTCTGCTTTCTCCTTCACAGCATCCACTCGCATCTTTTCTATATCCTGCACACGTTTATCAAGATCAGTAGCTCTCTCACGAGCTTTTTTGTCAGCTATGGTTTCAACTATTCCTGCTACATCAGGATACTTTTTAGTCCATGCTGCTATTTCATCGTCAGATTTGGGTAGAACCAATTCATTTCTAGTAGCTTTTGACAACTGATTTTCAAGAGCTTTGATTCTTTCCTCAGTCTCCTTATCTTTGCTTGCCATGTGTCTCCGCAGATCACCGTATCTTTTCTTAAAAGATAACTCTTCCTTTGAAAGATTCGCATCCTCTTTTGTTGCTTCCTCTCCCTTTTCAGGAGCAGGTGCTTCTTTGACCTCCTCAGTAGTTGCAGTGCCTTCCTCTCTGGCTTTAAGGAGTTCTTGCAGTTCCTCCTCATCCTTTTTGATACGCTCTGCGTTTTTGTTTTTGCGTGAGCGAGGATCAACGAACCCTGCTACTTTTACTTTTTCTACGTTCTCTAACTCTGGCATAATAATTACTCCTATTGTTGGGGCTGATTTTCATCAGGTCGCCTTCGTTTTGTTCCCAAGTCCTTTCCTTGGGGTACGCTTTTTGGGAGCTGCTTTTCGTTTAGGCTTAGTGACTAACGCTCCCTTGTTAGCCATTATTGGTTGTGTTATATCTGGGGCAGGAGATGATACACCACCTATGTTATCTTGTCCTGCACTTCCGACATTAGGTTGTCCTCCTCCAGAAACATTCATACCATGTATGGCATTATATATTTCTGTTACACTTGGTGGACCTGATCCTATTGGTCTACTTGTGTCAGGTGATCCGTCTGCCTTTTTTCCTGCAGTAATATTAAGCACACTTTGTTGGATATTTTGTGCGTTGTCTACAATGCCCTTAATCTTTGAAGCGGTTGCTTTTTGCATACCAGATGGAGTATTTATAACTTGATCACCATCTTTATCTTTTTGATTAGTAATGCCCAACATGGCTTTTGTTAAAGTATTAGACACACTTCCTTGTAAAGGT